CCGCCAAAACAAAAGGAGAAAAAAGTAGTAGAGGATGTTAAGGAGTCAGGGACTTCTTCTACTGCTTCTCCTACAAAACAAATTAAAGATGCTGGTTTTGGTGATAGAAAAGGTGACACACATCCTGATGGTAAATTAGCTATTGATGATGCAGGACTTATTTGTCCTTGTGGCTCAGATGCAAGAGTTAAATACTATAAGGCTGAGGAAAAGAATAAACCTAATAGTCCTGATTTTAGATGTCAGGCTATGTCACAATGTACAGCAGGAGATACTGTAGATGGTAAAGTCTTTGCTAAGTCTTGGTGGATGGATAATAAATCAGTACCTAGCAGTTGGAAAGATTATGCTGCAGTACAGAATGGTATGACATTACCTAAGGCTAAATCATTAGATGATATTAAACCAGGAGAAGCACCCTTTTAATTCATAGTAAGCAGAAGCCGAGGTAGAAAGGATAACACCCTCGGCTTTGCTATATCAATTACTTACTAACTGTTTGTGAGCCACCGCTACCAATTTGTTTTTTAGCGTATGTCTTCACAACAGCGAGTGCAGCACCACCACCTGCTAATGCAGCTAACTGAAGTACTTCAGCGTCTACACCAACTAGTGGAGCTACAGTTAAAGCACCAATAAAGGCTTCAATGAATGTCCAAGCAGTACGCTCTAACATATCTTTTAAGTCTTCACTCATCTTATACTCCCATGATTCAGACCAAGGAGTCCACCCCACATCCTTCTTGAATGTGCCGTCTCGGTTTCTTCTTCTATTTGATTTCTCAAACAAGCTCATTGTATCAATCTACCTTTCAACATAGCGTTAGTTTTAATAACATTTCCGTTGATTTCTTGTAGTTTTTCATACACTGTGCTAGCTAAGACAGTATGGTCTTTAGCTTTGTTATCTACAGTAGGTTTGTTTTCAAGTAAGTTATTAATAGTTGTATATTCTATTGTAACTTTCTTACCTTGTAGTAATTGATTAGCAACTTTTGCATACATCTTTTTGTAAGCTACAGTACTAGAACCTATAAATCCATCTTTAGATATTTCTAAGTCCTGTTGTGTTTCTCCTACAATTAAGCAACCTGATGTATGTTCATCAGTGTTCCCTGTATGAATTAAGATGTAAGTAAAGTTAGGTACATCTTGTATGTGTAACATTCCATAGTGTGCATTCTTATATCTTTCTGAATACTTAGCATGGAATCCACCTGTCTTTCTAAGTTCTATATCGTAAGTTCCTTCTGGTATGCATGTTTCATGCATTACTTTTACTGCTTGATACTGGTCTTCCAATGTATAACATTCAAATAAACCATCTATAAACAGCAATCCGTTGGTAGCATCTGTACCAAATTGTGTTCTAACAACTGTGAGTTTCACCTATACCTCCATATTTACAGTGACACACGCTTATATGTGTTCCATTCTTATCTATATAATTATAGCACTTACTTTCCGCCACAACATCCACCACCACAACAATTGTCCATTGTTATTCTCCTTTCCTAAAACCGATAGTTAATAGCCATACGGCTAGTGTAATTACTGTAGCTAATCCTGTGACCTGCTGTGCAGACCCTGTTAGTGTCAGTGTAGCAATAACTAAACCAACCAAAGTCCAACTTAGGTTTAATGTTTCTTTAATTGCAGCCACTATCCATGACCATAGCTTTTTAATCATAAACTTCTCCTAAACATAAAAGCCGCCATACTAGCTATTCTAGTCAGAATAACTGGGACTACAACCTCTTGAGCTTTTTCACGCTGGTCTTGTGTCATGTCATCTCCTATGTTTCCTATCTCTATTTCTGTAAAATCTAAATCAACAAAAGTTTCTATAGGATTTTCTAAGAATGCCTCATACTGTACTTCTGTAACAACATCAGCAAGTGTATAGTTTTCTACTTCAGCATTTTCTACAGCACGTTCTACATATTCTTCTACTGCTTCAGCTACAACTTCATCTTCTTTAACAGCTTCAGCAATAATCTCAACGTCTTCTGTTTCTACTTGTAATACCTCAGCAACTACCTCTACTTGTTCTTCTGTAAGTACTTCTATCTCTTCAATAGCTTCTTCAACCACAGCTTGAACTATTTCCTGTACTTCTACAGAAACTTGCTCAAGGTTTTGTACACCTATGTCATTGACTTCCTCAATAACTTCTATTACTTCTTCTGTTTCAAGTTCTTGTACATACTCTTGTATAGCTTCTTCTTTAGCTTCTTCATACTCAACTAACTCCTCCTCTGTGTATTCTTCTAGTTCTTCTTCAGTTACTTCAGGAATATCTACAACAATAATCTCTTCAATGACTTCTTCTATCTCTGCAACTTCTTCTTCTAGTTCTTCTTCAGTAAGCTCTATGACTTCTTCATCTTGAAAGAAGTTAAAGACTTCTACAACTTCTTCCTCAACATCTTCCTGTACTGGCTGAACCAAAACTTCCTCTGTTTGAATTGTATCTTCTGTATCAATGTCATCTCGTAGTATCTCTTTGTCAGACTCATCTTCTATTATTTCCTCTTTTATTTGTTCTTCTATAATTATAATTATATCTTCAGGTATCTCTATTAACTCAATTTCTTCTATCTCTATATCTTCTAGTTCTTCTAAGTATTCCTCAACTTCAAGTATGGCTTCAAGAAATTCCTCTGCTTCCTCTTGAGTTTCAAACTCATATATCTCAAACTCCTCTTCACGTTCAAGTAATTTAACTTCAAGTTCCATTTGTTTTTCAAGTTCAAGTACTTCTTCTTCAGTAAGCTCAATATATTCTTCATCTTCATAATCATCATCCATCTCCAATACCATATCATCATCATCATAAAACTCTCCTTCGGTATCGTATTCTTCTTCATATTCTTCATCAATAATAATTATAATTTCTTCTTCTATAATTTCTTCAGGTATCTCGCAATCACCGCGTTCCAAAGCAATATCAGTAATGTAACAACCATAAAGCTCTTCATTCTTTTTTCTTTCGTTATCTCTTTCTACAGTACCATCTTCTATTTCGTAAACTTCATATTCTGCTACAGAACCATCATCCATTACAACTTCAACAGGTGGAATTGTAGTTGGAGGTGGCGGTGGTGGAGGCGGTGGTGGAGGTGCTTGTGTTGTAGGTGGAGTAGTTGTAGGTGGAGTATATTCAGTAGTTTCAAAGTTATTAGCATCTGATTCTGTACATGATTCTCCATTATCTAAATCACCACATACAGAAAAACTCCAATAGAATGTTCCTGTTTCTATGTACTCACTATCTAATGTATATTCTCTTAAACTTGTATCATCAATAATTACTCTTGTAAAATTTGTATTATCATAGCTGTAATTTATATGAAATGAATGTGCATCTACATCACCATCTGCATATTCCCACTCAAAAAAAACATCTTCTCCTTGATAATTTACAGATACATTTATAGCATTGTTAGGTGTAGGTGGTGGAGTTGATGTGTCATTACATGTTTCAGTAGGTAAAGACCAATCAGTTTGTGTTTCATTAAAAGGTACTTGATCAGGTAAAGCTATACTTCTTTCTATAGATATTGTACTGTAGCTATTATCTGTGTCATTGTCTGACCTAACTCTGTAATAAAATGTACCAACTGGTAACTCAAAGTATGTTCTTAAATTACTAATACTAAACACATGGTCACTCCATTGGTTTTGTACATGACCAAAACTTGTAGATATACAGAAACTATTCTCATCTATACCTGTAGCCATACCAAAAAAGATTGTGTATTTCTCTGGTGGACTATCTTCAAAACCATCTGAACCTAACAATCTAATAGTTAAGTCACCTGTTTCTGCATTTATTGATTGTTCATAACCATAAGGTTCTTGTGTTGGAACATGGTCTGCCAATACAGGTAAAGGTATTAATAAAGTGAGTGCAACACATATTCGTGCCAATTTATTAAACATTTATTTTTATTTTCCACTGCCTAATGCACTACCTGTAAGTATTGCACCAAATGATAAATGAAATAAACCACCACCTTGTAATGTAAATGGTTCGTGTTGTGATACAAGTTTTTTTAAATATTCCATTTGTACTAATGGGTCTTCTATTTCTTGTAAGTGTGACATGTAATCAGCAAGGTCTAATCCCATTCTTGCAATACCATAATAAATAGGTACAACCATAAAGTCATAAACACATATAGTCAGATAAACTATTAACGCAGTCCAACGCCATTTATCTGACATTACATTACAATCGCTGCAACAACTCCACCTAATGCTACAAGTAATGTAAGAACTTTATAAAACTCTGCTTTATCTAGCTTTGCATCTAGCTTTTCTTCTAATCTATCAAGTCGTTCAATAACCATATTGAGTAATTCTTTCTGAGTATAGCCATTGTTGTTTGTCATTTATGGTAGGTCCTCAGGTCTTGAAATCCAATCCCATTCCTCATCCCAGTTGTGGTCTATTATAAGTGTTTCAGATGTGCTTAAATACTTTAACAAATTGTATATTTCTTTACAAACAAAACCAATAATAAAGCCAACTAGATAATCCATAGAGGACATTATAGCATACTAGATATAACTTTTAGGTTTCCTACTAATTATTCCTGGTGCATATTTATGAACATGAGTTCTTAAAGTGCTTAATCCTCTAATATTTCTAAAGTAATCGTAAGTTTGTTCATTCATTTTTTTGTAGTTAAGATTACAATTTTTATTAAACATTAAATAATACAATGGTTTATCTTTTTTAAATTTAATTACAGCTTTTTTATCAGGATTATTTATTACAAAAGCAGGAACTACTGTTCTAAGCCATTGATTAATGTTAAAAGAGCCAGTTACAAATGTAACATTTTCTGTATATATATTAGGTGGTAGCAAATGTATATGCGTATCAGGTTCATCAGTATAAAAAACATAAGGTATTTCTAATTGAAAGTTATAAACACCTGTAGGTGTAATTGCTAAAGCTGCTAATTCATTTATAATATCTACATTTAATGAACCTTTAACTAACCCTTTATCAAATTCAAACCTGTAATCTAATTTATTAATTGTAAATGTAATATCTACAGGAGAATTTACATAATATAATTGACTATTCATTGTAGGTATAGCAGGACAACCTATTTTTTTATCAACAATGTATTCTTCTACATTATTAAAATATCCTTTTGGTACATGATTTTGATAATCAGATGTTGCTAAATCATAATAAACATCTGTTAATTTATTTTTATTAAATAACATTCTCCACCTTTATTTATTTATTCAGTATATTCTACCAAATCCCAACTTAAAGTTTCTTCATTCCACCTATAAAATTTACCATCACCATTAACACCACCAGGATATGCTACAGGTGGTTGCCATATCCAATTACTATCTAAAGTCCAACTATTGAAAGGTTTCCAACCATAAAATACATCATTCTCTGTGTCGTATGTTCCACCTATAAGTGCATAATTTCCTCTAAAAGCTGTGCCACCTAGTGTGTGAGTATTACCTTGAGTGTTGTATGAAGTTCTTTTGCAATCAGTTGCAGAGTATAAATCTTTGTACCAAGTTTCCCAATCTGTATAACCATCAGGTAAGTCGGTTGTGTTATCTTCTTCAGCACCTGATATTACTTGTGTAACTATATTGTTTTCATCTAGTAAAGCATAATATGCCATTATGCAAAGCTCACAGTTCCACTTGCTTCTAGTTGAATATATTTATCTGTACCATCTGTTTGTTCACCATCAGTAGAAGAAGCACCACCTGCAAGAGAAATTGTGTATGCGTTAGGATATCTTAAAAGTACAACACCTTTTCCACCTGAACCTGCTGCACCTTCATCACGACCTCCTGCACCTCCACCACCACCAGTGTAAATTGTTCCTGAAGAATAAACTGGACTACCTTGTCCACCACCATTACCTCCACCACCATTACCACCTGGTCGTGAAAAAGAAGTATATGACCCACCTGAACCACCACCACCTCTAAATGTAGCAGAACCTGTTATAGAACTTTCTAAACCTGCAGCACCTGATGCACCATTGTTAGCACTGTCAGAGGCTTGTGAACCATTACCACTTGCACCTCCACCTCCACCTCCTGCTTGACCTGAAGGGAAACCATTTACAGCAGAACGACCACCATTACCACCTTGATTAGCTACACCAGTACCTCCAGCTGAACCAGGACCAAAACCTCCACCGCCACCTGAACCACCATTAGCACCATTTCTATTATTTCCATAAACAGTAGAACCACCTGCACCTCCACCAGTAGAAGTTATAGTAGCAAAAACTGAATTAGAACCATTACTGCCTCTATTAATACCACTTGTACCTCCACCACCACCAACAGTAACTGTATAACTTGTTGATTCAGTTAAAGATAATGGTGTTTCTGTTGATGAACTATCGCCTGAAGTTTCTGAAGCGTATGAGTTACGATAGCCACCTGCACCTCCACCTCCACCAGCTTCATAAAATCCTCCGCCACCACCAGGACCACCACAACCACCACCTGCAATCACTAAATATGAAACTACTAAATCGGGTTTTGGAAGTGAACCTCCACCGAATCCTGAGACTTGATAACCGAATGAGCTTGGTCCTACCATTTATTAAGCCTCGTGTACGTCATCTACTGTGTAGAATAATTTAATCCCTATGAGTCTTGCGTCTTCTGCCATGTCATCATTACCGTCTGAGACATCCCTTAAAATATTAAAGTAAGCTAAGTCTCCTGCTGCAGGGCTTCCTGCTAATGTTACTGCACCTGACTCTGCAGTTACGCATAAATCTTCTGCTGCACCTAGTGCATCATCTGTTACAACAACTGCTGTTCCAAATGCCACATCTATAGTGTCATTGTCAGAACAAGTTACTCCTGATAATGCCCAAGCAACACCGTCTGTATCTGTTGCTGCTGTTGTCCAATAAACTTGGAAAGTTACTGTTCCTTCATTCCAATATGAAGGCATTGCTACTGAGAACTGTGCGTTTTCATCTGTTGAAGCATCGAAATCTAATACGTACATATCAGGTCTTCCTGCTGTTGTTTCTGCTGCTGCAATAGCTGCACAACCATTTGATGCTGTAGGATACATAGCTGCTGCAGGAATCCACATAGATTGTTTACCTATAGCTGCGTTTACTAATGTACCTGCAGAAGCATCTAGACCTCCACCATCAATAGCATCTGCTATTAAAGATACATCCATTCTCTTAATATCTCCTGCATCTGATACTAATAATTCATCTGTTAATGCAAGACCTGAAGCTAATTCTGTAGCGTTTGCTATATCTACTTTAAATGTTAAATCATATGGGTCTGCATCTGTACCATTGTCTGTATCTGTCCAGGTAATATCTACACCATTACCATCTACAAACTTAATTTCTCTAGCTGTATAAACACCTGATGCAACAGCAGGGTTAATTGTTACCTCTGTTCCTGCACCATCTTCTAAAACAAAACCTTGTTGTATAGCATCATGTGCTTCTTCAATATGTTGTTTAACTACAGCTAATCTAACTTTTGTACCTGATGCGTGTGTAGGGTCAGTTCCATGCTTTGAATCTATATCTCTTGTTACTGTAGCTGCAGCATGGTTAGTTCCTGTTGACCATAATACAACTTCTCTGTTGCTGTCATTGTCAGGGTCTATAACTAAATATACAGGTGCATCTATACCTGGGTCATCTGTTAAGTTAATTGATGTACCACCACTAGCTAACTGTGCTGCTAATGTGGTTTCAAATGCGTTTACTAAATTGGTTTCTCTTGCTACCATATCTCTCCATTATACACTTTTTATTATCCAAATCTCATAATTGCAAAACCTTTTACTCCAGGTATATCGCCTGATGTTACTTGGCTAAAGGTTTGTTGTCTTGTACCTCTGACAGTCAGTATAGCATATTGTGTTACGCTGCCAACATTTGGATTACTTTGTATTGGATAACTTATTTTTTCTACAACACCTCTAACTATTTCTGTAGGGTCATAAATTTCTAAAGTTACAGCATTTCCTTCTTTATCTTTTAAAGATTGATATATTGTTTCACCTAAGTTTTTTACACGAACTGGTTTTCTATATGGTCTTTCTACTCTGTCAGATATATTCACAGGTATTTGTACAACTACTAGTTCAGGTCTTGCTAATGCTCTTACTCTAAATGCTTTAAACTTTGGTGATGTAGTTTGATTAACAGATTTTAAAACAACTTTTGCTACTACATATCTAGCAACTCTTGATAACTGTACAGATTCTTCTCCTATTCCTGATTCTGCATTTACTTCTAAATCCCAAGTTGAATCATTACTATCATTTATAGATTCGTATTTATTTGATAAATGTAATTCTACAGTTTCACCACTTGCTAATTCTTCTACTTCAAGACTTGCTTCTACAAACTGTTTATTTTCTGCTGTAAAAAAATCTGCAGGTGGTGCTATAATAAATCCTTCTGCTTCGTAATTAGATGTTTGTTGATACACACCATCTGAAGTTACAGTAAACAAAAACTTTTCATTAACATTTACAATATTGTTTACTGTTCCACCTGCACTAGCCTTGTAATATCTAGCTATACCTGCTGTAGGTAAATAGTATCTCCATAAAAAACTTGTACTGCCTGATTCTTTTATTCCTGTATAAACACTATCTCTTGTAGTGAATAATACATTAGGTGAATTATCTATACTATCTTCATCCCATTGTTTTATTAATTGATTATTAGCAAGTACATACAAATCATCTGCAACTGTTAAAGATGCACGGTATAATCTTCCAATTACTTTGCTTCCTGTTTGCACTTCTTTAGTGCCATAAAAAACTATACCCTGCGACTCTACTATACAAGTAGGTTGCTCTCCTGATATTTCTGTTTGACCTTTAGCAGTAAATGTTCCTGCTATATCTTTAATAGAATATATTCTGCCATCAGTAGCAGTAGCTAATACAACAGCTCCAGCATCAGTTACATCTGTAAAAGTTTGACCTGAAGGTAATGTAATTATTGCAGTACCAACAGTTGTAGCTCCATCATAAGAATGTATTGCATTTCCTATAGTAACTAAGAACTGACCTTTAACTGAAAATATTTTATCGTATATTGCTGCAGACATTTTTTGTGTAGATGTACCGCCACTTGTTAAAGTTTCTATTTCACCTGCAGAACCATTGTTTGCTGTTATATAAAGTAAATCTCCATGTGCAGCAAGTCCTTTTATTTGATAACCTGCAGTTAAACCCTCTGTCACTGTACTAAAAGTATCACCACCATCTGTAGATTTATATAAAGTTTCATCATCCGATACGTATATAACTGTACCAACAACTGCCATATGACTTACAGCAGATGATAAAGCTTGTTCTTTTTCTGTAGTATGTAGTAACTGTACGTTATATCCTTTACCTAAATCATTATTAAATACATCAACACCTTGACTATCCCAAAATCTTGTAATGTCAGTAGGTTTTCCATTTGCTCTATGTGCAGTATCTAAATTAGAACCTCCACTAAAATCATTTCTTGAATATATACGACCTATGTTTGATGTAAAATCTTCAGGGTTTTGTTTAACGTTTACACCTGCATCTGCAACATCAGAAGATTGTATTACCATTTCTCTTCCAGGACCAATAGCACTTCTGTATAATTGATTGTCTATACGAAAATCGTAACCTTTTCTTTTAGGATTACTTTCTTCTGCCTGCGTTGTAAGTCTAGGCATTAGGTATACGCAATCTTATTAACAGTTACTGGTTCTGGATACCTAGCTCTTAAATCCTTTCGTGCTTGCTCAATTAAGTCTGTCTGATATCTAAGTAAAGATGTTCTTATATTACTAGCAG